ATGTGGTATCAGTTACAGTAAATACTGCATCTCCACCAGCAATACCAGCACTAGCTGATGCTGTAATATTACTACCGTTCCATGTGTTGACGGCAGCACCGAAAACCTGACGTTGCTCGACCTCAGTTATCGTTTGGGTTGTTGTGGTTGTACTATTCATCGACCCTGTAGTAAACTGGGGCGTGACAGTATTAGCTCTTGCAACTGCGGGTGATAACAATGCTAAGAGAAGAATCAGTTTCTTCATGTCTTTGGTTTTTCTTTTTCTTTTTTACCATTACCTGTAGTTAAGCCAAACGTAGCAAGTGCTCCAGTAAACACAGAAGCAACGAACGTGATATCGGCTGAAGTATTTGACTTCTTGACCATAGGTAATTCAACATAATTTAAGGTGATGATAAATCCTGACCAGATTACAACACCTAGACGCACCATTGCACCTAGTATCTGCATCTGCTCTTCATGGTCATCTATGTTTTCTTTGAGCTTTGTAAAGAGTCCCTTTTTTTCTTCCGGTTTTCTTTCCATTTTTTTATTTTATTATTTAAGAACTTCGTGATTCTTTCTTTAATATCTTGTATAATAGGTGTGGCTACAGTTGTAGCTGCTACGGCTGTAACAGCTGTTATGACTGTAGGAACTAGCACCTCAGTCGATGGTAAAGGATAAGGTGGGAAAGGAGGTGGTAAAGTTGGTTTAGGTGGATCCACAGTTTCCACAGGTTTTGTACCCTCTGGTTCTTGTAAATCACTAGGAGGTACAACCAAGGGTACATAACTCGGGACGTCAGCAGTAGGTAATGGTATAGATATTGTTTCTATATCTTTTACAGGTGGGATTACTATGCTGGGTGTTTCCATTTATGATGCGTCAAGTTCTAATACTAATATAAAAGCATTTCGAACCTTTGCTCCATAAGTTGAGTTACTACCGTTAGAACTAACACTATAGGAATATTCTCTATTATTGGTATTAGAGGCGTAATCGTAAGCAGTAAACTGTGTAGTTCGCCAAGAGGTATTGTTAGTTGAGTCACTTCCTCCTCCATAGGTACTACCACCAGATGCAGAAAAGCTAGCTTGAGAGTAGACTGAGTTATGCTGAGTTGCTTGTCTAAGTTCAAATCTACCAAAAATTAAAAATCTACTGGTTGAGCTAACATTAGTTATTGCTCCAGTCGTTATCCACGGACTACCTTGATTATAATACCAATAAGTACTTTCACCAGAAGAAAGAACTGGAATAACTCGTATAACTTTACCACCTCCGGGAAGGTTTGTAAGACTAGCACCACTAATTGCTGGCAATGCTCCTGTTAGCTTAGAAGCAGACATGCTATTTATCTTTGCATCTGTAACCTGATTGTCACCTATGTTAGCTGTCGCAACAGCATTATCACCTATTTTTGCTCCTGTAATTGCATCATTAGCTATTTTTTCAGTAGTAATAGAAGCGTTACTATACTTAGCTGAACTAATAGTTCCGTCAGCTATCTTGGGTGTTGTAACTGCACTGTCTGCAATCTTATCTGTAGTAACTGCATTACTTGCTAATTGGCTAGAACCTACAGAGCTAGATGCTATTTTAGCTGCTGTAACTGCATTAGTATCTATTTTAGTTGTACTAACTGCTCCGCTTGCTAGTTCAGTATTACCTATAGCACCGGCTGCAACCTTAGCTTGTGTGACTGCATCGTCTGCAAGTTTAGCTGTAGTCACACCACTGTCAGCTAATGCACCAACAGTATATAATATACCGTTCATGTTAGCATGACTGGTACATTGATAATATAGAACATCAGGAGCATCATGTTGTACTTCCATGATAACTGTACCAGTACCACCGTTGTTAGTTACACCAGTATTATAAGCAGTACCACTTGCTCCTTGCGTACTTTGTATTCGTAGAGGGTGTGCAGATCCCTTTTCAAATCTATATGTTTTACCTCTTGTTAAGTAAAGTGTAGGGTCATTAACTGTTCCGTTAAGACCCTCCCCTTGAAAGGTGTAGTGATCGGTTCCACTAGCACCTACTGTATAAACCTGATCTAAAGCTTCAGCATCTAGACCATCTCTTTGTATTTGTGTTAGTGTCATTCTGGTTTAGGATATTTGTCTTTAATAGCTTTGATTTCAGCTTTCCACGCATCAAAACCTTTGTGATACATGGTATCAAGCTGATCCGTAATAGAAGGATAATTTTGTTGCCTTTGATTTATGTATCCAAACTTTGCTTTTAGTTCAGCATCTTTAGCTACAACTTGATCCCAAGTAACTGGAATGGCAACACTGCCATCCTTATTTTCAATACATATATCATCAACTATATCAGTTATGACGCTATATGCTTCTTTAAAAGTAGCTTCATCTTTTACTTCGTTTTTGATTCGTAAAATATATTTACTATTATCAATACCTAAAGCTGATAAAGCTTCTTGGATATCTTCAATTATCATACTGCTACCTCCATTGCTATTGATGTGTATGATTTAACACTTCCACTACCAGCTGTGTCACTATATTTTGCATATATTTTATAAGTTACTTGAGATGTTGTATTTGGTGAATCCATATAATCTATAGATGATGGTGCAAGTAAATACTTAGTTGCATAAACGTTATCTCTTTGATATAAAATATTTTGATCTATTAATGTTGTTGTAGTGCCACCAACTGTACGTGTTATTTTATGATTAGCAGCTGGACCACCCCAACTAGTACCACCATTAGTTTGTAAAGCCATACTTGAAAAAATAGCTACCTTGTTACTAGAACTTGACGGTGTAATTTGTAATTCCATAATTTCAGAATAAGAACTACTAAGAGATTGATCTCCACTTGTAAGATGACCTGAGTCACTGTCTGTACTTATAAGACCCCCTGCACTAAGTGCTGAACCGTTTACAGTTATTGCACCAGTAACATCAATACCACTTGAAGTTGTTTCAATCTTTTTACTGTTGTTATGATACAGCTCTACGGCTCCGTCTTCAAAAAACTTAGCCATAACCTCCGTACCACCATGATTACGGATTTGAGTTATATCATGATCTATATGCAATGTTCTTCCATCAACACCACTTTTTATCCAGTTATAACTACCATCATGATAAATTCTAAGATCATTTCCAGTTCCCAATCTTAGCTGCATATTATCTCTAAGCATTAAACCGCTTGGAGAAAATTCACCAATATCAGTGCTATTGGTAACAACTTCCATTGTGTTAGCTGAAGTGTTGCAAGTTATATAGTTATCACTATCAAACGAATACCTAGCTGCTTGAACACCAGTACTTGTTGTCTCAAACTTCTTAGTACCGTCGTGATATAATTCAACTGTTCCATTTTCTACTGCTTTAATCATATACTCAGAGCCATCAGATTTATCAAAACTGACTTGACTCCCTTTTATTGACAGAGCTCCTGTAGCGTTTTTAATATGGCTATGGTTTCCATCGTGATAAATTTTTAGATCATCACTATCTCCAAGTGCAAGCCAACTTCCAGCACTGGTGTTACCGTCATCCATTTGTAATTTTCCAACGGCTTTATTTCCAGTAGAGGTTGTCTCAAACTTTTTATTGCCATCATAATAGAGTTCTGCTGTTCCATTTTCAACAAACTTAGCCATATAGCCATTGTTTGATGCGTTAGATACACGAAGTACACCATTAGTTCCTAGCCAAGTATCTCCACTTGTATTATTTATAACTAAGTCACCTGTGTTAGCATGAAGAATTTTACTTCCACCACCATCATGATAAATTTGTAAATCTGAACTAGCACCAAAAACTGCACGATTATCTGCACCAGAACCTGCATCACTATCTGCAAATACTATATTTTTATCATTAGTATCTAAGTTACCGCCTAGCTGTGGTGATGTGTCACCAACTAGATCTGTGTTAACAGTGTTACCAGATGCTGCTGTGATACGTCCCTGAGCGTCTACAGTGATGCTTGGGATAGAAGTTGATGAACCATAACTACCAGCAGTTACAGACGTGTTAGCGAGCTTTGCAGCAGTCACTGCGTCATCTGCAATTTTTGCTGTAGTTACATTACTGTCTGCAATTTTTGCTGTAGTAACTGCATCAGCTGCTATCTTTGTAGTTACAACTGATCCGTTTTGTAGTATTGCACTTGATACTGTGTTGTTACTTGGTGTACCTATATTTACAGTACTACCTAAAACAACAGCGTGATATGTACTACCTGTTGCTGGAGCTGCTCCTAATTTAACAGTACTACCATCTAAAGCAAATCCTTCTGACGGTGTACTTGTACCAGCATTAGGTTTCTGTATGACACCATTAATAACTAATAATACTTGTTGTACACTTGAAGGTGCATTAGTTATTGTAAAGTTTTGAGTTGTACCATCAAACGCTGGACTAAGTGTAGATATAAAAAAGTTACCTATACTTTGTACTTCTTCCCATGCGGTATTTGTTCCATTATATACGAGCATTTTACCTGTGCTAGTATTAAAGAATAAATCACCGTTATCAAGAGAAGTTGTAGGGTTTGACCCACCAACTCTGTATCTTTCTGCAAAGTCATTTATGTCTCCACTAAGACTTACAAGATCATCTTCTTTTAGTGTAGCTTTGTGGTATGTGTAGTTTTGTCCACTACCTGTAGAAGTTACAAGAAAGCGTATACCATTACCTACTGTTGATCCACGAAAGTTTGTAGCTATACCTGAGATGTTAACTGTTGTACCACCTACAGTTTGACCAGATGCAGTACCAGTATTACTTACTGCTAATCCGCCTGCATCAGCTATACTGATTACGACACCGGAAGCTGGTTGAGTGTTTGGAAATGCTTGCTCGGTTGCTATAGCTTCAAAACCACCAATAGGTGCAAGCTGTGCAGCAACATAGTCTACGATTGCACCACTTGTAGGAAACTTAGTATCATCATCAGTGATAGTTGTCGCCTTCTGTAAACCATCTATCTGGTTAAGATCAGCTATGTCAGCTGTAAGAGCTGTACTGTCAGCAAGTTTAGATGCTGTAGCTGATTGCATACCAGCTAGTGTTTTTAACTCACTATCTGCTATTTTACCAGTACTTATAGCATTATCAGCTATGTCAGCTGTAGCGATTGTTCCATCTACTATGTTAGCACTTGCTACTGTTATATCTGTTGGTAATGCACCACTGCTTAACTTAGCCAGTGTAACAGCATTGTCTGCTATTTTAGCTGTAGTTACTGCATCATCAACTATTTCAGCTGTACCAACAGAGTTGTTAGTCATCTTAGCAAGTGTTACAGAGTTATCACCTAGTTCAGATGTACCAACAGCACCGTTTGCTATCTCTGATGCGGTGATCGAGTCGTTCGCCATCTTAGCATTACTAATGATGTTATTAGCTAAGTGTGCACTATCTATAGACCCATCTACATAATGTTCTGAGTTTATACTGTCGTCAGCTATCTTTGTACCGTTAATCGCATCTGCTGCAATCTTAGCTGTAGTTACATTTGCATCTACAATGTTAGCTGTAACCACTGCGTCATCTGCAAGTTTAGCAGCTGTAACTGCGTCTGCTGCTAGCTTACCTGTAGTCACATTGCTGTCAGCTATTTTAGCAGTTGTAACTTGTGCATCAGCTATATGTTGTGTATCTATAGACCCATCAGCATAGTGTTCTGAGTTGATTTGGTCGTCAGCTATCTTAGCTCCAGTCACAGCATCAGCTGCTATCATACCTGTAGCAACAGTACCGGTGTCACCTGTAGTGACAACAGTACCTGTTACGTTAGGAAAAGTGATTGTCCGATCCGCTGTAGGATCTACAACCTTAATTGTTGTTTCATGTGCATCATCAGTTGCACCTTCAAATACTAGATCTGCCTGTGTACCAAGAGTCAGATTACCTGTCATAGTACCACCTAGTGTACTAATAGAACGAGATCCAACTTCCTGTGTCTTATAAAGGTTTTGTGTAAAGTTGTCGTTTAGGTCTTCTGACTTGATAGCTGACCCAGCATAAAATGTTGCTGTTAAATCGTCTACACTGGTTTCTCTAAATATTTTGATGTTTACTCCGTTGCCGGGAGCTGTATTAAATTGTAACGTGGTTGCATTAGGCAAAGTAAATGCCGTCGTTTCCACACCATCGAGACTTGCTTTGATGTCCGAGGTCTTAAGATATGGGAATGTAAAGGAGTACGTTGTAGTACTATTGTTTCCAGTAAATTCGTTTTGTATAACAGCACTCATGTTAGTTACCGTGTTCTATAAGTTGTTTTAGCTCTAGATCTTTTTTCTGTATCTCACCAGCACCTTGTGGATCACCTGTCTCCATACGCAACTTAGCTTGCTGTGCATTGTAAATAGATGTTTGTATGTGTGGATGTTCACGTAAGTATCTCGCTTCAGCTTGTTTTAAAGCATCACGTACTACTGCGTTAAGATCTTGATGTATGGGTAGTAGAGTGGTCTTTAATTCTATTTTATCTTTATTAGTTTGATTATTTTGATTTCTTAATTTTTTCAGAGCTTTGATTTGACCTTGATAATCTGTACGTTTCATGATACGTTCAACTTCCTTAAATAGCTCCATTTCACCTATGTACTCATTTATGATCTGTCTGTCCTCTGGTTTCCATTCGTATGATCCAGTACTATCCATCTTAAGTATACCTAAGCCTCTGTACTGTATATCCTGTAAAAACTCTCTCCAAGGTTCGTTAGATCCATTAACCTGTATAGGACTCATAGCATTAAGAGCTTTTAAGTATGGGTTGTCTATATCATTAATAGGTTTACCTGTCCATATATCTATCTGATTAGGTAAGCTAGATTTTAGTCCGGGTATTCTATTCTTAACAAATGCTATAATCTCACCATTAATATCTTTCTGTGCAGAGTCTGTAGCGTTAGCAATAACACCAAGACCTCCACTAGCTGGAATCCATGATGATATACTCTGTGATACAAGTCTGTTAAATGCACGTACGTTACCGTTCATAGCATCAAACAAAGGCTCTACACCAGCTAAAG